ACTCCGTCTTCGTCTTTAAATGTAAGCTCTAAGGTAAATGTATCTCCCTTTCTACAGGTGATATCTACTCGTGATGCTATGTCTAAGTTTACGCTGGTTGCCATATTACAAAGGTACTAATTTACTGATTACCAAGAAGTTGACTTAAGCTATTAGAATTGTCTTGTAACTCATCTCGTTTACCTTGACGTTGAGACAATAACTTAGATTGCTCTACAGCTTGTTTTTTAACACGCTCGTCTTTGCGATCTTCTTTCATTGCTTCATCTCTAGCTTCAGCACCACTTTCAATTTGCTGTTCTGCAAGACCGTACTCGCCTTTCATTTGCTCAAGCTGAATTTTCATTTGATGCTCCATTTGAGCGTACTGCATTTTAAGCTGGTACTCAAACTCTTTTTTCTGCATATCCAACTGTGCAAGAACTTGCTGCTTCTGTAAATCAACTTCAACAGCTGATTGCTGCTGCATAGCTTGAGCTTGTGATTGCGCTTGTACGTTCTGTTGTGCTATAGCCTGTTGTTGTGCTATACGTTTTTTTCTACGTATAATCAGTAAACGCTCTGCCTGGTCAATGTCTTTTAACTGACGAATAGCAATAGCGTCTTCAAGGTCTATTTCTTTTTGAGCCAGAGCAATTTGTATATTTTGCTCAAGGTACTGACGGTCCATATCGTTAAGATCACTGAGAACCCGGACACCAAAGTTGTACATTGGAAGATCTCTAAAGCTTGATAAGACAGACATATTAGTCTTGCCAATAGCTTTCTCATATACCTTAAATATAACTGACTCTATAGGAAGTATCTGAACGCATTTTAAGATGTCCTCACAGACTTTTCTGTAAAGAATCATACTAGCATTCGTAATATCATAGATAGCGTTGTTACCGGCATTTACAGCCATTTGGTTTACACCTACTAACGCTTCTCCTTTTGGAGTTGTACCGTCCATTACCTCGTTGATACCTGTAGCATCACGAATCATACGTAAGTAATGATTGTATAATGCAATAAGCTCGTTGATATTACGGATTGTATTTCCAATCTCACGAATAGGAGGATTCTGGAAACCGCCTTCTGGATTCTTACTACGATAGTAGAAGACACCTGTTTGTTCGTAGATGTCTTGAATATCTAAAGGTTGTAAATCACCACCACGACCTAGGTCAACATTCTCTAAACCTTCAATATCAACCATGATACCATCCGGCTTACTCTTAGCAATTGCTTGCTGTAGTTTCAAGTGTGTTAACTGTAGTTGATCTGCAAACCCAACAACACCAGATACCAAAGACTTAGGTATCATGTTACGCATGTTTACAGAAGTTACAGAATAAGATAAACGAGCCTTAGAAATATCATGAATGTTCTTAGGTATGTTATGTTGCTTCTCGTAGTTAAATAAATGGTCTGTACCAATTATATACATACCCCCATACACTGTAGCGTTTTGCATGTATACCGGCTCACGATCGTAAACGGAATTCTTAGGAGCTTCATATTCTTCTCCTTTGTAATAGAATCCCATGTTTCCATGACGAGACATCTTGTTTTCGTAGATCATAGAATCTACAGATAAAAACTCAAAGTCTAATACTTCAACAGTATACTCATCATAACCGTACTTATATTTATTGAGCTGCTTGTCGTAATACTTTTCTGTAAAACGCTCTGCGCTATTAGAGTGTTTGTTCATTACACTCTCAGCCATTTCAGTATATTCCTTTTCAGTGAACTGATCACCAGCTAAACGCTTGAGCTCCATAATGCTCATACGCTTAATATGTCCAGCATAGACTAAGTCAGAAAACGTAGGGTCATCAGTATAGTTATGTATAAACATTGAAGGGTCTACATAATCCTCGGTAACACCGTAGTTAGGGTCATTGCTGCGTTTTGCAACAGCCATACCACAACTGATAATATCTTCAACACATCTGCGGTATATACGCTCATCAAAGTCATTCCACTGTAGTGTAAGCTGCGTTGCAAGTTGACCAGCAACCTCAGCATCTGTTTTTACATTTGTTTCTAGAAATATTTCAGCTTCTTCTGGAGTATCTGGAAGGGTATCTGGATCTACTTGTGTTTGCAGACCAGAAGCTTTAGCTTCCGCAATCATCTCCTTATTTTCAATCTGTAAAGCAATCATCTTCTTTTTTACATCCTTCTCGCTTTGAGAAAGTGGATCGACAGCTTCAATCTGAGGATAACGATATGATGATATGATTTTGTTTGCTACAATCTTAACAAACTTAGGAACGATAGGGACTGGAGTCCAGTCAATAGACAGTAATGATCCATCGTCATTACCGGGGTCTAAACTATTAAGTATCTGTTTGTAGATACGAGTGTCTTGTGTACCGTTTGCGTACATGCGTGACTGCTCAAACTCTTTGTACCTTTTTTGATACAAACTTCCCTCTGTGTCTAATCCTCCCCATTGATTCATCATAGCCTTAGCATACTCTAAGCCATATTCTTTTTGGCTTTTTTCAGCATGCTTTGCTAATGGGTTAGGGAAACTTCCTTTCTTTGTTACATTCATCTTTTCGCTGAATATTAATCAGAAACAAAGATAGATAATTTATTAACGCTGAATTACCTTGACTTTACGGAAGAATTTCTTATTGCTGTTATCTTTATTTTCTTGTTTTTTAATTGACTTTTGAGCAGCCATAAGCGCAAGACCAGAACTAATACTAAGGTCAAACTTGGTACGGTCATCTATCTTAAAGTTAATCCAGTCTTCCAGAGTATTGTCAAAAAACATTTTACCATAATGACCTTCTTCGTTTAACCCAACATATTCGTGTATATACGCTTCAATAGACTGAGCGTGAGCCTGTATGATATCTTGAGAGTTTGACGGTATGCCTTTTGTTTTTGTAGCACTACGTGATCCACCACCTAAGTGTACAGGTCTATCCATGAGGTAACCATCGTATCCCCTGTTCTCAAAGTACCTAGCAATACCGTACTTGTTATTTTCTATAAGTATCATATACCCGTAAAAAACAGCAGACATAAGAACATCCTCGTAGAATATTCTAGCCAGTGGTGGACGTGAAGCATACTCTAATACAAACATATTTGATGGATGCTCCATATTTATTTTGTTATACAAATGCAGTGCACCCTTAGATCCTCTACCATCTACAGTTGTATCAAGGTCATAGCTATCCACACCCCCTACGCCTAGCCATGCATTACCAGGAGTTTTCTTACCTCTCTCTGTTACAACTTTATTACGCATTTCGTCTGGTGGCATCCAGGCTATTCTAAATCTACCATTAGGATCTGGTCTAAATACAACCTTTGTATCTTGAACTCCGTTCTCCCAAACAAAATTTCCTCTAACCACAGGGTTAGGATAGAGCTCCATATTGTTTTCTAACTGCTCATATATCTTAGCAATATTAAAAGTAGACGATTTAGTGGAGTCACGAAACGCCTCATCCATGGTAAATGGAAACTGTCGTATAACCTCATTTAAATCATAGCTGTCGTTTGATAATGCCTTGCGCTCGTTCTTTAAAAACGTTTTAGCGCCTATCTCTATCATCTCATTATCGACACCAAGCACAGGTTTCTCTGGGTTATCTACAACTGGATTCCCGTATCTATCAAAGAAACCTTCTAGCGCCTCATACGCTGGTATAAATATCTTGTATAAACCACTTTTAGTTCTCCCATTATCATTACGTTCAGTTGGATCAGAATTGTAAACCAACTTTTTAAAGTTTCGCCCTCCTTTGTCTAAGGGGTTAACTGTAGATCCAACCATAGCCTTTCCTATAATCTTACGACCCACGAGTAAACATGTTCTATGTATGCGCCATATCTCAGTTATATCTTCGGGCTTTTCTATTTTACCAGCCTCATCAAGGAAGAGATAGTGTAACTTCTCACCATCATAAGCATTGGACGTGGTGTTCTTCCAGTTGATAATCGTATCTAAAGCCTCACCTCTGTTTGTTGTTTTATTGTTTTTTGTAATACGTTTTGATGGCTCACGGAATGCCAGCTCTTGACGTGGGTTAGTAGTACCGTCCTGGATAGGCTTGAAGAAGAATGGATAGTTCCGGTATATTGGCATTATCTTCTTCATAAAGACATTCTCTTGTGCATCCTTACCTGTCTTAGATACGATACCAAGCAGTTTGTCTTTAACCTGAGTGCCTTCATCAGACAAGTTACCAGAACACATCTGGGTATAACCTGAACGTCTACACTTTACATAGACCTGCCCCATAGATCTTGGGTCGTGTTCGCAAGCAACGAAATGTCGGGAAAGTCTATTTTGAAACTCTAGGTAACTAGGGTATCCAATATCAATCTTGGACCATTGCAGGAACATGTAGTGGTGACCGGTAATATAGGTGGGCTCACCGTTATTCATAAACCACACACCGTTTCTACGTCTATCAAATTCCTTACGTATAAACTCTGTATACCTTTCCTTAAAAGGCTTGGGCATATCTGTCCAATCATCCATAGACCTAATCTTTATCAAATCTGACGGGGGATCTATCCTACGCCAGTATTGCTCTTCTTTTTTTAGGTCGCTAAATAATATGTCTTTCTTTTTAGGAACAGCTGGTAGTTGCAGGTAAACATCAGATATGTTAATCACTTCACCACTAGTCCCCTGTGGGCATATGTTTACTACAGGTTCATCAACACCCTCTATGTTTACTAAACCAGCCATCTATTTCTTTGCAAACTTCTCGCTAAACCCAGAGCTGTAGTCTACCTCTTCTTTTATATTACCTGTTTTCTTCAGCTCTTTTAGCATCTGCTCTAGCTTTTGATATTCTGTTATTAGCTCCTTTGCATCTATTGCTGACTGCTTTATACTTTGCAGTTCAGACCTACGCTGGCTACCGCTCAACTCTTTGTCTACAGGCTTTTTTATTTCTTCTGTAATGTTTTCAATAGCTATAGACATAGCGTGCAGAAGCTCTTCTCCAGCGTTTACACTGTCAAATTTTTTTCTACGTCCCATTAGAATCCAGTTGCGTAAATATGTGTTATGTGTGTACGGTAGACCTCTTCACCATCTATCTCCATGCGATAGTCAGCGTTCTTCATGATCATTACCTTGTCGCCCTTTTTAAGTCCGAGCTCTTGTACAGCTGGCGAATCGTAAAGAACATAACCAAACATGTTGTATTCTGGCTTTTTGAGTTCGGTAATAATGCCGCTTTCAGTAACTTCTTCATCCTCCTGTTCTTCTGGTGTTAAGAAGATCCATTCAGAAAGCAAGTGTATTTCCCCAGTATCTTGACACTTATATGCATAAGCCTGGGTGTTTCCGCTATTATAGGGATCAAATCTGACGAAGTATATATCATCTTCTAAGAGCTGACCTTTACCTTCGTTTGATATAACGACATGATGATGGAAGTAGAGTGTATCTCCAGGTTTGACTCCAGTGTTATACTTCTCTGGGACCGCATAGACCTCAGCAGACATCTTTCTGTTTTCAAACTCATTCCATTTTGGATCTAGGTATATTGACTTATCGCCAATCTTTAGCTCCTCGTTAAAAGCCTTAGGCATCCTAACGAAGAAATCGTGCAGTGATCTCATCTTAATTAAATTTAAGTAGTGTTAATTATCTAACACAAACTTACGAAAAATCACAGTCGTATTCTAGAAGCACCGGCATGTCCACTGTAGACTTCCACAGCATCACACCATCTTTAGGGTGTTTGATATAAATAAGGTATTGTGTTTTTCCGTACTTGTGTAAGTACTTTTCATCGAGTATAATAGTGTCTACAATAGACTCACCAGCTCGCTGACCTATATAATAAGCCATAGCCTTTAGGGGGTTATCCCCTATAATAATCTTACGTATCATTTTATTTAATTTATATCTCCGTTTCTACGGGATAAGTCAATCCAGTAGTCAATACTACTTGGGTCTGGTTCGTTTTCTTGTCGGTATGCTTCAACACAGTAAGAGAGAAGATCGTCTAATTCTTCTTCATCTGTTACAGAGAATGAAGACAGTAGGTTCATGTTAGCACGCTCTTGACCTTCATCATCAAGATAAGCACTGTCCATATCTAAAAAACCAACAGCAACACAGGCAACAAACGAGTCTTCAATATCGTACTTCTTAGCTACAGATGCTATAGCGAGTATAAGCTCTTGTATCTCGTAGATAGCATCTTTTTCATTCTCTTTCATTAGTCAAGTTTAGTTAAAATAAATGTAGATGTAGTTAACATTGCAGCTCCACCACCTGAATTTCTAATAGTATAGTAAAGATCAGTATCTGCATCAACGTGACGAACTAAAGAAAACCCAATAGCTGTATTGCCCGTGCTTGCGTGCCCTCTAGTTATTGACTGTATAGTAGCTGCTGAACCACCACTAGGTTTTTCTGTAACATCTATAATAATGTCAGTGTTACCGGAAGTAACTTCTAGCATAAAGTTAACGTCTATTTTAACTAGTCCAGCTTGTTGAACAGTTACAGCACCTGTAGTAGTAGAACTGGTCTGAAAATGGTTAGCAGTATCGTTTACCTCGTGTGATGAAGCGTTGCTCCCATTACTTACAGCCGCCTGTGTTGGTGTTGCAGCTGAAGCTGTTAGAGTATACGAAGCGCTAGGTCTTAGCACCCACATTGGGTTTGCAAATGTAGGAGCGGAAAATGCAGAAGCGTTAAGCTCACGCTTTACAACATTATTACTACCATCAACAAATAAACCTGTTAGTTCAGAATCATCTGTAGATGGCGCACTGTTAAAAGTTAAAGAGCCCACACCAACAGCTGTAGTAGATAGCTTTAATGCTGTTACATCGCCTGTACCATCCTCTACATTTTTCAATGTTGTTGTTACACCACCTTCTACTTGTAGTAGGTTTCCGTATTTATCCTTTACCTTTTGACCAGCCAATGTACTCATAACTGTATATTTAGTTAATTTTATACAAAGATACTAATTTAATAAAAGGCTTATGCCAAAGGGAAGAGTAGCAAAGACAAAGATGTTTAGAGATTTCTCCTATCTCAAGGAAAAATGGATGAAAGACAACTACCTAAAGAACTGGAGTATCGTAATGAGCGATATGCTTTCTAGGTATGATCTATCAGATAAAGAGATGCGGTTCATGCTCTTCGTCTACGACCTGGAATTCTTTACGATGGACTGGATTGCCGGAGAGTACAAGTATGAGAAAAGAAATATAGGACGTAGGCTTGTATACCCGCTTCTTAAAAAGGGGTACATCTATAAGCATTTTGACAAGCTTACTCCGTCTACGGTTAGAGAAGATCATTTGTTTAGAGAAGAGAATAAATATAATTACCGTGTAAGGTACGCACTCAGCCAAAACGGTAGACTAGTTGTATCTAGATTCTATCGCAAGATGGCTGGTGAGGAACCTATTAGTGTGAAGCAATAGTTTTAAAAGGCTTCTTTAGTGACGCTCCTTTATGTGGTACGAACTTACCCTTGTGCTTCATAAGGTAATAGCGCCCTCCTTTATCCATCCAGTGATATCCA